GGATATATATCTGAATAAAACTATACCAGAAAATCTAAAAGGGTTAAGGAATGGATTAGCAAATGAATTACTTCATAATAAATTAGTGGATCTACAATGGCAGAAATAGAATACGGTGGTATTAAAGTAGGGGGAAGTAAGTTATTGCTTATAGTACCTTTGGTAGGTACTATTATAGGTGGTCTTTGGGGTGGATTTGAAATATGGAACCGTTATCTTGAAATGGAAGCTAAAATAAATTCTTATATTGCCCCAGATTTAACTGGAATAGAACAGAATATAGCAGTCATAGAGGAAACATTAGTAAGTGTAAGTGAGTCAGTAGAACAAGCTAAAGACTATACGAGAACAATTAAGAATGATTTAAAGGATGACTTAGCTAGGCAAGAAGCACTTATGGAAAGATTAGAAGATAAAGTTAATGGTTCACAAGATAAAATAAATGAAACTATTGATAATGCTTCTGAAAGGTTTGATGCAAGAAGGGATGCTTTATATTCAGATACAGATAGAAAAATTAAAGAATTAGAAGAAAGGCTTACTAGTAAGCTACAAAGAGCCTTAGATAATCCATTAGCTAATTAATGATATAATAGACAAATGTGGTAAGGAATAAATGAAATGATGATCGAATTTTTAATACTTGCTTTAGGACTTATCATAGCTATGCTAGGTTATTTCATGAAGCAATTGGCAAGGGATGTTAAAGAATTAGAGCGTACCATGACAATATGTCAAGGTAATATGCCTAAGGAATATGTCCTAAAAAATGACTATCTTGTTTCCATAAATAAAATCGAAAACAAGTTAGATCAGATTTATAAAATCCTTCGAGAAGGAAATTAAAGGAGTAAAATATGTTAGAGAAAATCAAAAATGGTGCAGACGGTGCAATAGATGTAGGTATTAAGTTAATAAGCTTATCAATTGTGTTACAAATTATTTTCGGTTCTAAAGTAGCATTTTTAACTGGAAATGTAATTGGATCCATACTTGATATTGTTTGGACTTTAGGTAATGCAGGCTTAGCAGGATTAATCGCTGCAGGTATTATCTGGAAATTACTTGATAAAGATTTAAAGGATATAAAATAACTTCTTGAAATGATTGGTTTTATAACTAACGTAGCACCCATAGCATTAGGCTTTTTAGCCAAACTTATTGCGCTTAGAAGCCAAGCAAATCAAGAAAATCAAAAATTAATGATCGAATCACTCCAAGTAAGGAATGATTCGATTAACATGGCTAGGGATAGGGCAGATAAAGAAAGCCCAATGGCAGCTTGGAATAGAAGAATAATAATTCTAGTAATATTAGGTCTTATTATTTTTACCCAAGTTGCTCCAGTCTTTTTTAATGTTCCTACTGTTGTACCTACTCTTATTGAGGGATTTAATTTTTTCGGATTTCAATTAACTCCTGATCAAATTGAATATGTAACCGTACAAGCAGGTGCAGTACTTAAACTAGAGGAAGTCTTTTCATGGGCTACTATGATAATCGAATTCTATTTTGGGGCCCAATTAGCAAAAGGAAAATAATATGGAAATAATTTTACAATTTTGGCAATTCAGTATCGTGATAGCATTAGTTTGGATAGGATTTATCTGGAAAATTTTAGATAAAGATGTAAAACCTAATATGGAATTTAAAGCTATTAGTATGCCTCACATGAAACCCATTCCCATTCCAACCAAAGGTAAAGGCTTTTGGGGTGGTATTAAAGTATGGTTATTCGTATCTAGAAAATGGGAAATATCTGAAGACTATCATTATGAGATTGATGGTGAAAAATTAGTCATCCCCAAGGGATTTGTTTTTGATGGAGCATCTGTTCCTAAATTCTTACATACTTGGTTATCCCCAATGGGAGTATTATTGGTTGGGGGATTAGTTCATGATTATGGTTACAAACATGCTACTCTATTAAAGCTTAGTAAGCAAGATTCTATAGGAATTAAAACCCAAAAAGAATTAGATATTATTTTTAGAGATATAAATATAATTCAAAATGGGTTTAGATTAATTAACTACTTAGCTTATTATGGATTGAGGTTAGGTGGCTTTGCAGCTTGGAATAAGCATCGGAAAGCAAATATCCATTGGAGTGATTAAATCGTTGATAAAGCTAATCTAGAGTACTTATCATAGAAATTTCTATCTTTCATCCGTTTTTTATCAGCTAGGACCTTTAAATGGAGCTTGTATTTGTCCGTATTTAAACGTTCACGTCTCCACTCATAGGATTTATTGTCTTTATCTAAAAGTACGTCTATATTACGAGTACCGACTAATAAATGCCTTTTTAGATCCCACTTATTTAGCTTTATACCTTTCTTTTCAGCAAGTTTAAAAATTTGTTCAATAGTAAAGGTTCTAGGTGATTTCCATCCTTTACCCATTAATTCATAGTATTGCATGGGATACTACTCCTTCACAATAAACGGAATCGGAATCTTGGCATTGGATCCTATCAAATCCAGAGCAACCTGATAGGAAACTTACTAATAGTATACCTATAGCTATATAGGAAAGTATGCTAAAGATTACAGTCCAACAAAAATATTTATACATTATTATTTATCTCCGAAAGATTAAAGGCCTGCTCAGCCATTATTTCGTCACATAATTCTTGAGCAGCTTCTATAAGATGATTCCTTAATTCATCATCTTTTAAATCTTGAAGTTGGTGTAGTATTAAAGCTATCCCTGCTACTCCTACTAAATGACTTTCATTAGTATTTTGTATCGGAACATGTATTTGTCCATTTTTTTTATTTTGTGTCATTATCATCCTCTATATAATATCCTAATTCATCATGAAGAATATTGAATGCTTCTTTTTCAAAGTTATAAGCAAACGATTCTTCATAAAGCCTGTACTTACCAACAACATCTATATTATACACAAACCATCTTCCTAAGGTTATAATTTGATCTATAACTCTAGCAACTTTAGGATCCGAATTGTATACATCTGGTCCTTCCATATGGAAAGGAACTTCATGTTCAACAGATATTGTCATCTCAAGGGCTTTATCAATAAAATCTTGTAAAGCATCACCCTTGGAAGTCTCGTAGAGGTGATTCTCAAAATCACCTCTTAAAAGTTCTTCTTTAGTTTCCATTTTTACTCCTTGGTTTCCAACCTTCCCGGTCTAATACTTTTCTACAATCAGTAGAGCATATAATCGTATCATATCGGGTTGGTTCTTTTTGATTATGGCCAAAGCCTGTTACTTCACCACAGTTCCAACAATTACCTTTGGGATTATTGTTCTTAGGTTGTTCCATGTTGCCTCCTTGCTTATTAAAATTAGTCCCCATTGTATCGAAGTTTTTACTCATTGTAAAATATATTTATTATTTTTTTAAATACTCTAACAACTCTCTTTGGGTCTTAGCTTTGGATCCTATTGCTTTCATTACCTTTTCATCAATACCTTCTTTAGCCACCAAGTGAGTAACTTTTACAGGCTTATCTTGACCTTGTCTATGTAGCCTTGCATTAAATTGCTGATATAATTCTAATGACCAATTTAATCCAAACCATATAATTGAGGATCCACCTTTTTGTAAGTTTAACCCGTGTCCTGCACTAGCAGGGTGGGCAAACATTAGTTTTATATTACCTTTATTCCATTCCTGAATCTCTACACCACTCTTACTAAGTGAAACACCTTGCGGAAAGGATTTAGAGAGACGTACGTGATCCGATTTATAGTTATATGCAATTAAAAAGGACTCATTTGGGTTATCTTCAATGATTTCTTTTAAAGCTTTAATTTTTAAATCATGGATAGTATGAGCTATTCCTTCAGAATCATAAACTGCACCATTACACATCTGGAGTAATTTGTTTGCTAATGTTGCTGCAGATAAAGCTTCGATATCACCTTCTTCTAATTCTAATAAAAATTCTTTTTCTAATTCTTTATATTGACTTAGGATCTCTTCTGGTAATTCAATATATTCTGTGAGGTCTATTCGTTCAGGTAACTCCAAATAATCCTCTGAGCTCATAGATATAGATACATCTTTAATTAATTCTTGGATTTCTTTATCCGCACCTTTGTTTGGTTCCCAGGAATAACTCATATATCCTGCTGGATGTAAAAACCTTTGTCTAAAATTAGTCATTGTTCTTCCTAATCTCATCCCTTGGTCAATTAAATACATTTGGGACCATAGGTCTACAATTCCATTAGGGCTAGGAGTCCCTGTTAGAAGTACTACACTTCGCAGATATTTTGTTACTTTTCTTAATGCTTTAAATCTTTTAGACTTCATAGATTTAAATGAACTTGATTCATCTATGATAATCATATCCCATTGCCATTTTTGTGTCCGTACAAGCCAGTCAACATTCTCTCTATTAATAACATGAATGTCCGCTTTGGTTTGTAAACTTAGGATCCTATTTTTTGCTGATCCTGTTGCTATGGAAATATTGAGATGTTGAAGATGTTCCCATTTATTTGCTTCTTGTTTCCATACGGTATTTGAAACCCTTAAGGGTGCAACAACTAGGATCTTATTAACTAGGAAGTCATCTAACATTTCTGAAGCTGCGGTTAAAGCGATAACAGATTTACCTAAACCCATATCCAGGAATAAAGCGCACTTACGCTTATGTTTAATAAACGCAAGTGCTCTTTTTTGGTAAGAGTGTAAGTTAGACTGATCTAGCTTCATAGACTTTTTCAACTCTTGCTCTTCTCCGAACCTTCTTATCCCGGATAGAACATATTTCACCTACCATTCCACAAACATATCTTCTTCCTGAAATTATTTGGTAATGGTTTCCTGCTATGATTACGAAAACTCTTCCCTTGGTTCTAAACTTGATCGTTTGTTTTAACCATCTAGCTAGAGTGGGTCTTCGATTCATACAATTTTTGGAATAGTCACTTATATTGATAAGGTTAATTCCATAATCGTAATATAGAGTTTCCTTAAGCAGTCTTTCAGATGTGCCTGTGATCTGTCTTAAGCCACCTCTGTCTCTTAGGGACCTAGCTGTCTCTGCAGTGTCTTTGTTAGTCAAAGCTGAGATAGCTGCGGGGCCACAGAATCTATTACTAGCCCTTCCCCGTTCTCTTTTTATGTTATAAATTTTCATCATTTTATCCTTATATTATCAAATGATTTATTTCACTTGATGGGGCCATTATATCATGTCTTTGACTATTTGTAAAATTTATTTTACAAAAAGATCTTTACCTTCTTCCAAAGAATCAATAATATGTACATCGAAATCTTTAGATTGGATCCTTTTAATGACCTTATTCTGTAGCTTACTAGTTTTTTTATCAGGGGCTTTAAATTCTATAAAAAAGCAAATTCCATCTTTTAAATAGATTCTATCAGGTACCCCTCTATTAGAAGGGCTTGTGAATTTATAAGTCAACCATCCTTGGGATTTTGCATACTCACTGACTTTCCTCTCGATTAATGATTCTCTCATACTTGGTTATTATACCTAACTTTTTAAGCATATTAATACCATCTTTATTAATATACTCTTCTGAATATATTACCATTTTACAAGAAGTATTACCTATTAATTTTGCACAATTTATACAAGGAGATACGGTTAGATAAATTATATCCACATCCATTACATCATCACATTGGAGTAAAGCATTGGCCTCAGCATGTGTAGCCATACATGATTCTAAATTATTACCGGTTCCTGATTTATGACCCCCACATGGATGATCAGTACAATGAGGGTATCCTGAAGGAACCCCATTATAACCTGTAGCTTTTATATGACCAGCTTCATTAATTATAACACAACCTACTTCTCTTCTAGGGCAAGTGGCCCTTGTAGCTACAATCTTAGCTAACTTTAAAAAATATTGATGTTTGCTAATTCTACTATCGCGTTTTGTTCTAATCTTCATAGGCTAAATAATTTTTCAAATATCTTTATATTTTCTATAGTATTATCTCTTTGCTTTTTCTTTCTTATTTTTTCTGATTTTAAAGCCAATTTTTCTCTTAATATAATACCTGTAGGAAGGGCATGTTTATATAATTCTTTTAAAATCTTTTTATATCTTCTTGCTTCAAAATCTAAAGATAAAGCATATTTAACTATATATGATGCCATAAAAGGGGCTCTAAGCTCTACAACGGACCCCATCATAATACGATCTAATCTTGGATTATGATAATAAGGTAATTCTTGGAATATATCAGAATGTTGACTATCATAATAAAGATTTCTATCATAACCTGAAAATAATTCATCGGATCCATCACCAGATAAAACTACATGAATACCTTTATCTTTTAATGCCTCAGCTAATTGTGCCTGGGGTAGTACACTACCTAAATCTACTGGGGTTTGATTCCTTCTTATAGCTTCTTCTGTACTAATTGTATAATCTGATAAATTAATTTTTTCATATTTCTTAGTTAGAAGTTGAATATATTTATTTTCTCTATTTTCTATATGGAATACTTTTATATCTGGATTTATTTTTTTAGCATAATGATAAATTATTGCACTATCCAACCCCCCAGATAAAAGAATTGCAGGGGCTCTTTCCCCTCCCATTCTTGCACTAACTGATCGGGATATACCTGCTCTTAAAGGTACATCTTCTACTAAATTCCAATTCCAATATTTATGAATTTTACCATTCTCATAATAGGATCCAGCTGGGATTTGTTTAATTTCATTCCAAGGGGTATTACCCTCAGTATCATATCCAAATTTAGGTATAGATGAAAAGAATATATTATCTTTTGTTACAGGACCTAACATAGTTAAAGGATAAGGCTCTGAACAAAGTGCTTCCATATCTGTTCTATAATACAAAGGTTTTTGAGATAAATAATCTACCACCCCTACTATATTATCATTGTGTATAGCTCCGAAATTCCAAAACCCATCCATTTCATGAACTTTTTCTTTTGATTTTTGCCCATACATAATATCTGCAAATAATTCAGAATCATTATTACAATCTAAATCATATTTTTCTTTTATTTGTTTCCAATTAAATATCTCCCCAGTAAATGCACCTATCATCCCCTTCCATTTGTAGGGGTTTATTAAAGGTTGTTTATAATCTACTAAGTTTGTCATAGGTAACATGTTATGTATAACAAATGCACCTGGTTCATTATGAACAGAAATATCAATACCTCTATGGGAAAGACTATTCTTTAATTCTTCTACTTTTAAATTCCCTAATCTTTTTTCTGTTTTATATATTAAAAATCCACACATTTTATTTCTCCTTCCGGTAAAGTATTTCAGCAATGATGATACAAGCGACGAGAAGCTTAAGTAAATCCCAAATGAATTGGTCCATTATCCTTTCTCGATTAATTTGTTTAAAGCATATAGGTCGTTAGTAAAGCAATGAAAAGAAGTAGCAGAAAATAGGATCGATCCCATCTCCAATTCAACATCTAATTTTGATTCAATCCATAAAGCTAATCTATTCGCAAAATATAAATCATTATGGAAATGTCTTATTGCATCACAAGACCTCATTGGATAATGTACGTTAATACGATTATCCCTTACTATTATATGCCATCCCAATGTACAAGGTATCCTTTTATTTTGTCTTGCAGCTGATAAATCTTCTGGAAAATAAATAGGTATATAACATTGACGGGTATAGAGGTCTTGTTTTAATAATTCTACCGCATCATTTAGATCCCCAATTTCATGCCGTATGGCCCTATGTAAACCCTTGGACCACATGCGTTCGGGATACGTATGGCTAAATTTGGAGTCCGTTTCTAGATATTCCTCCGTTTTTTTAAGCCATTTTGTATGACTTGGCGGAGGATTGTAAGGTATGCCACTCACTCTTTCCTCGAAATGTTCATCTGCCCAAGGCCAAAATGGGTTGCATTCTTCTCTAGCTTCTTTTTCAGTTTGAGCCAATGGTGCTTCTAAAGTTAGATTTAAAAGCTCAATAAAACTAAAAGGCGATTTATCCCCTTGCCAATTTTTAGTTTGAACTTCTTCACCCATACTTTTTAATGCATATCTCGAATTAAAGATTGCATGTTTAAGTGATATACCCCTAGCTTGCACTTCGTATCTTCCTAAAAATTGGGCATACTTGCTCTAATGGGGGTCTAACCCCATAAAACTTTTCGTAGGTATTCATAAATAAAGACCGGGGATAATGGTCTAAAGCTACAGTACCTATATGCTCCATATAATCAGGCATTAGATCTGCTAATTTTTTGTGAAGTTGATATACCTCTTTATTTTTCATCATATCTTTAATAACAAAAATAGCAAATCCACCTTTAATTAGTTTTTTACAAGATAGATCCTGAATAGCTTTCATCTTATCCCAATATTGTTGGTTAGATTTCATTAAGCCCGAATTGCCTTTCTTTTTATATTCCAGTTTATTATCAGCACCTATACCTTTGGTATGGTCCCCTCCATCAGGATAAGGGTTTGAAAAATTAACTAAAGCACAACTCTCATCTTGAACAACTTTTAATTTTTGTTCTGCATCTCCCTGCATAATCATGTACAAATTGCTGTCATTTTCTGCAAAAGGTTTTAATGTAGGAGCTAATACTTCATCAAAGAATTCATATTCTATTCCTATAAAATTCCTATTTTGTGCAAAAGCTTCTACGGCAGTAGTACCTGAGCCAGCAAAAGGATCCAGAATAGTATCACCTTCTTCGGTATATTCTTGTATTGCCCATCTTATAGCATGTAAAGGAGTTTTAGCAATATGTTTACTATTAACTTTGGGGTAATATTTATTTCTAACATTTTTATTAAGTCTTTCCCCGTTTTCTCCTTCTAATACCCCTAACCATACTTCTGGGGCACAATAATTTTCTTTGCTGTAAAAATTATCAGGATATTTTCCTTTTGCTAATATAGGCTTAGGGCCTAATGTTTCTTTATCAATTATCATGAGGTACTCCTTTTTCTTTATCGATTAAATAATTTTCTAATAGCTTTGCATAACCTATAACATCATGTATGTTGTCAACATAATCCGGATCACCACATGCCATTCTAGAAATTTTACTGAATATCATTTGAACAATCATCTTATGCAAATCACTCCATTCTTTAAATGAAGGACCATTGTGTCTTACCACATCCATTAATGATTGTGATACTAGAGCATTATCTGTAGCTCTACCATATCTACCTTTTCGTGATTTTAACGTTTCTTCTATTGCCATTTTATTCTCCAAAATCCATTTCTATTTGTTTTGAATCTGATACTAGATCCTCTAAATCAGCTGCTTTCCAACCTTCAGGTTTTACTAAATCGATTTTAAAATTATTACGTTTAGCATTTTGTCCAATTTCTTTTTTACTATTGGCTTCCATAACCCTTAAATATGCTTCTTTAAAAACATCTAACATCCCTTGCCTTTCAGCAGTACCTAATGCAAAAACAACCACATCAATTAAAGCATCTAATTCATCATGTTTTGTTTCGGCATTCATATACTCATTAACTTCTTCAATCATAGCTAATGTTCTGAAATCTTTTTCTTCTTGAGTAAAAGGTATCCTTTCGTGGTTGATACCAAACTGAAGATGTAAATCTCTAACTTGTTTGAACATGTTACATCCTTGCATAATTTTTCTCCATATTAAAATTGCATTGTATCTTATTTTACATATTATAAAATATATTTTTTAAATCTCAGAATAACCAATATCTTCTAAAATCTGTTTTGATTCATTTATATAGCGATCGTAATCAATATCATTAGGAAATTCTTCTAATTCCATAATGGGTCTAGAGTTATCAGACTTAGGTACTTTATTACCATTTTTCTTATAGCTAATTTGTTGACCTTTATTTGAATATATCCATCTCACGACTCTTCCTAAATAATCATCACCCCAAACTGCTCCACCTGTAACGGATCTAACAGTTAGGAATTCCTTAATATCTTTACAGGATTTAATAGTTTCATCTATGGGTTTATTCTTAGTCAGATAATCCATTGCTGCATTTACACATATTGTAGCAGTAGGATTTTTGCTAATTTGATTTATAGTGAAAATACCTTTACCTTTAACTCCTTTTTCAGTAACAGCTAAATAATTATTAACATCTCGGGAATATAAAGCTTGATATCTTGTTTCTTCTAATTCAAATCCTGTATCTATTTCCCAACAAAAACACATATCATCGAAATCTTCATACTTATCTTTGTCTAAAATAGATACAAATCCATCCGTATTTGCGGAAATAACATTTATCCCTTTTTGTTCTAATTTTTCAATTAGCATTAATAAAGCTAATTGGCCTGTTAATGTTACGGCCATCATTAAATCAGGGGAATATAAAACTGAATATTTGGATCCTAATTTACCAAAAGACCCATTTATTACAACTTTTAATGAATCATTTATTAACTTATTACCGGACTTTTTTGCTTCAATTCTCCTATCCACAATCCCTTTATAAACTTCTAAAAATTTATTACCCAAATGCCGGGGGTATAATCCTAAATTAAGTATTATAGCAGGGTAATAAGATACTACATCTCTTTCACACAATATTGTTCCCGGTTTAGGTATAATCGTTTGCTTTTTTTCAGTAGAATGAATTCCACCTATACCTAATTGATAAGTTGATTTACCAAGATTAATCTTCATAGATTTTAATTCTTTAGGTAGTTGTATTGACCCCTTACCATCTAATTCAAATCTATGATTACGAATAAATTCTAAAGCTTCATTTAATTCTTTACTATCAAACTTAATATAGCTAGGAATTTCATATTTGAATGTAGTGGAACTTTCTATTCGGGGTCTATTAATTCTTTTGTTTAACATTTTTTTACTAAGCACGGACTTAATAACAGCTTCTGCTATTTGTGCATCAGATTTAGATCTTAAA